CTTCTGAATCTACACTCCTACAATTAGGTGTGCCTTTCCATTCTGGGTATTCCACTTATCCTCCTGTTGAATAGAAACCTGGACCATTGAACTTGACTGCTGGTGCTGACCATATACGCTGCATTCTTTCACCACAAGTTGAGCAGGCTGGGGGTATATTTTCATTTACTTCGATTACATCTGAACAACAAGTACATTTAAAATCAAAGAGTGGCATTAGTAATTGTCCTCGTTCTTTGGGTAAGGGAGTGTGACCATTGACCCACAGTTAGTGCACTCTCCATCAAGGAAATAAAAGCATATCTCACCCTCGTCAAATGCAACAAGCGCATGAAATACATCCCCTCCACATATGCAAACATCTCCAATAGATTCTCCTCGCAAATCCATAGCGTGTGAGTAATCCGTTGGGTGTAATAACTCTCTGATTTCTTTAACATTATCACTCTCCTGATTCGTCATCATCTGCCTCTACTAAAGTATCTTCTTCAATGTATGGCCTTTGCCCGCCGATGTTCCTAATCAAACTACTGATTGCCCGCTTTACTTTCATCCGTGCACCATCTGCTGTGGTAGATAGTTCATCTGCTAAGTCACTCCACTCAACATTTTCTGCTGAGTATTTAATACGAAGCACATTTTGTTTTGCATCTGATAATCTGTAGTAAGCAGTGGCTATATCTGAACGCAGCACTAGCCAGTTATTAGTATCGTTGCTCTCACCTTTAGAAAATTTGTAGTTTAAATCTTTAATTGCTACTGGAATCTCATATGATTCTGCAATGATGGATGGTAAGAAAGCCTCAATGACTGATGGGTTGTAGTAATACAAGTCAAGTATTTCATACCCAATCTTTCTAGCCTTTTCTTTTTCGCAGTACTTGATGGCTGCATTGCGTAGAGACCTGGCTATTAACTTATCTTTATCTTTCTGTTCTAACTCTGACCACTCTTTGTATTTTTGGGGATGAGAAACAAACCACAACCACAGTACTTGTTTTATATCTGACTGCTCAGTTATAGGGTACTTGCGGTGGTACTCAACAGCAAGGGCTGCTACCATGGTTTCGTAGTCATCTAAATACATTAGATTATTTCATGCCTTCCCACTGTCCTCTTTGCACCAATAGTCCGATTATTGCATAGTTTGCTAAGTCAATGAGGGAATCCTGTATAGATTCGTAGTTGGGCGTGTCGTTTTTTTTATAGTAAAGATTCTCTAACCGTTCCATCTTGTCATGCATACGGACGAGCAAGCCATTCATTGCTCCGCCTGGGGCATTGGATATATTTAACGGCCCATAGTCTGCATGTTTACGTATCATAATAACACGCAGTTCTTTTAGAATATCCTCAAAGTCATTCGGGTCTTTCACTGAGTATCTCCTTAGTTTCAGTGTCGAAGTTGTACATTGCTTCCGCTACTAATAGTTCTTCAATGGTCTCATTACCATTGCCTGTAACTGATGCCACTATAACTGTGGCTATCATGGTCAGCATTTTATGTGCCATTACTGGGTCTTTTGGAATCATATCTGCCACATCACCTAGTGCATTGAGTAAGTCAAGCCCTTGCCTATCTGATATAGGTAAACCTATAAGCCGTGGATGGTCTTTAATAAAATTCCATACATTATCTTCATTTGACATTGAGGCACTTGGCGATTCGTTCATTGATAAAGTCTACTCCTTCTTTATGCACGATACTGTTTACATCGTGGCCTTCTGGCATTTGAATTATATTTACATTGCCTAACTCTTTACCTATTTTCTTACCGAACTCTAACCCTGGGCCATCGCCATCTGCTAATACAATTACTGTATCAAAATCATCTAGGATTCTTGTATAGAATGGCTTCCAATTGTTTGCACCTGGAATACCTACGGCTGGATGTTTAGTCTTAACACTTAGGGTAATACAATCTATTTCACCTTCAGTAACACAGATGTAATTTGATGCTGTGAGTACTACTTGTGCATTGAACATGCTGGTCTTAGCACCTGGCATGCCCATATACTTTGGGTCTGCCCCATTCATTGACCTGAATCTGATATCTACCACGCCTGAGGGCGTGATGTATGGGATGACTAACCTATCTGAGTACTGCTCATGACCTGGAAGAGCGTCCTTTACTACCCCCAAGTGGAAGTTCCGAGCCTCGTCTACCGAGAGATTGCGTGTTGCTAGGTACTCTTCTGCTAAGTGTATTTGGTTTGCGTACTGGTTCGCTGCCTGTAAGAGAAATTGCCTGTGCGAATTTGATAGCCTCACGATATGTGCCTCCTTCTTTTTCTATAATTAAATCGTATACATCTCCACTTACACCACAGCCATGGCATTTGAATCTACCTTCATCAAAGTTTATACCTGCTGATGCATGACCATCATCGTGGAATGGACATTTAATTTTGCGCCAACCGTTGCCCTCTGGTGGCACGGTTGCGCCGATGTATCTTAAGTAATCTGCAATATTATGTTTCTCGTCCACGCATAGCCTGCTTAACTAAATCCAGCCATACTTTGGCTGGCATTGTGCAATACCATTCATCAACATTCTTAGTTCCTTTTTTCTTATGGAGGACAACACCTGTCCAACCTTGGTCGTTAATCATTTCTATTTCTAGTTCTTTAACCCAAGTGCTAAGGTCTAACTTAATATGGTTCTTAACTTCTATAGTTACTCCATTGACTCCTGCTATGTCGCCTTTGTCTAGGTGTGCACCCGCAATTCTGCGTTCCGCATATGGAAAACCATTTTCTTTTAACCAATTAACTGCTGGGATTTCTCCGCCTTGTGTACCCTTGCGCTTGGCTGCACTACTCATTAGTCTATTATTCCTTCTTGTTGGTATCTAACCGCTACATCTTCTAAGTACATAGACTCTGGATTAAACGAGAGAGTAACATAGTTACTACCTGTTTGGTCTGCTCGCCCATATCTATTCTTAACTGGGGCTACACATAGGTATGTGTCTTCGCCCTGTTTCATCTGTCCGATAGTTAGAACCATTGCTGGAATTTGATTGACCATACCTTGCACTGCACTGCGTGGCTGACATGGATAACCATCAAAGCCTTCTTTGGTATGGTGTAGTACTAATACTGCTGCGTTGGTATCTCTGGCTAGGTACTTAAGTTCTTTCATAACTGCACGCATTGCGCCGAACTCATCGTACCCATCCATTGCCACATCCATAAGATTGTCTACAACAATAAGTGTTGGACTCTTACCCCATACAGTTTCAAAGGCTGAGACTTCATCATCTAAGTCTTTAAGTGTAGGGCTAGATTCAAACGACCAGAACAAATGATTGTTTAGTTGTAGTATCTCATGTGATTTTGTTGGGTTGTTTTTAAGTAACAGTTCTGCTGCTGACTGAGGCATCTTGCCCGTCATTGCAATCAAACGCATAGCCATAGTATGTGCATTGGTATCTGCTGAAAAGTAAAGTGTAGGATGTTTTGTTTTCACAGCAATAGCCAATGCAACTGATGACTTACCTGCACCTGGAGTGCCTGCAACTACAGTTACCTCTGCTCTACGCAGAATAATTCCTGCTCTTTCAAACGCCGCAAAGGCAGGCGGGAGTGGTTCTCCGCCTACCTCTGCTTTGTTTATAGAGCGTCTAAGTGTTTTCACTTAATCTGTTCTGGTACGAATGTGTTCCATTCTGGTGATTGAATGACAACATATTGATTCTTACACTTGTCGAATGCACCCTTCGGTGCACCGCAGAAGTAACCCTTGTATGGCTTTCCGTCTTTACCCATACCTTGGATTGCTGTCATCTTTCCGTGTGCGCATGCACGACCACCAATGTTTGACACTGGTACTGATGCTGGCTGTGTATATTCTTGGGCAGGAACTGATGTTCCCCCTAGTGTGTCAATGATATTGCCACCTAGTGCTGCTGCTACTGACTGTGTTGACATTGCTGGTGCTGATGCACCACGCACTGCCGACTCCAGTTCCTGTGCTGCTGATGCGATTGCATGTACTGATAGTGCAACAACTTGGTCTAGTTCCTCGCCGCTTTCTGCTCGGACTGTTACCAAACTACCTGCTGCTGTCTTAACTGTGATACTGATGGGTGCTTCTGTGCTAGGCACTATCTTCTCCTTGCTCAAATGGAGTAGCAAGACCCTTCTGGTCTCGCCACTTTCTTACTTTCATTGCAAACTGTACACCTTTCCATCCTTCTTTGATGTCAACCCATACTAGTTTGCAAGTTCCTGTCCCTGCTGGGGCATGAATTATAATTGCCTTGTCTTTGTTGATGTCACCCCAATTACCACGGGTTCCCGTGTCAGGCATGTACGGGGACCCGTTTGCATAGATTGCTAACTGCATAGAAATATTATTTGGGTGGTCAATACGACCTGTCTTTAAGTCTGCAATGAATCGTTCACCATTGTATTCAACAACTCTATCTGGTGTGCCTGCAATTTTATACTTGTCTAGCACTGTGAATTGCTCAATGTAAATTTTAGTTAAAATCTTTGTTGCTTGTTCGTAGGCTTTGATATCTCCCATCCATTGTTCTGGGAATACACCTAACTCTAAACCTAAGTCTAGTTTTTCTGTCAGTGCATGGATTGCTGTGCCGATTGTTGCTGCTTTACTAGCACCTGCTACTTCCATTGCTTCTTCAATGTATGCGTTGACTAACTTGTTGTTATCTCCTGCTACACCAATGGCTAATAATATATCTGGCCTGCTTGTTAAACCTATTGCAGCCATACGCATTTTCCATGCTGTTAATGCAGAGGCATCATCTAAACTATTAGCAATGGTGGTTGCGCGAGTATAAGCAATTGCTTTGCCACCTTTGGGTGGAATAATTAATGGTCGTCCGTATCTATCTCTTTCGATTTCTGTTGGCATTACTCTCCTAGTTAATTAGAGTCCCGTGTTCGCAGATGGCGGGACCACCCATCCCCAAGTCTAACACATGGTAGAAATGAACAAACATCCACATGTTAGATAGCGACTATCTGGTTCTTTAAGAGAGGCCCTACTCTCTTTCGATGTTGCTTACATTTACATCTTGGTCTTGAATATCTAAGTCGTAGCCGCTGACTTCGATATTATCTCTAATGATATCTTCTGCTTCTTCTGCCGAGGTAGCCTTGATATCAGTTACTGTAACTGTAATCTCTACAGTTGCAGACCAAGTTGTGGTAAGCATGTCTGAACCAATTGATTCAAGCAATGCGTTAACCTCATCGCGTGTAA